TATAAACATAATTACCATGTATATTTTGCACCTTTTCAGGTGCTCTTGCTGTGATAGTAAGAGGTAGACCAGTGTTGCCATTAAGACTGGTATCTATATTTTCAAATATCCTATACGTTTTACCATCAACTTCCACCTCATAATCAATCATTGATGATACAGGACGATTTCCCCAAAAATCTCTTTTAAATGCTGATTGTGGTTTTTCGCTCATTTGTAAAAACTAGGTAAGAATGGTGATGTTGATATATCGATACCGTTTACAGTGCGTACGAAATCTTCAAATCCCATATCTGCTGCCTTTTCCATGTCATCCCCAACAAGTCGTATAAATGTTGATCGGACATAGGATCTAAGGTATTTATTATAACCAGGCAACTTAGTAATATCATCTCCAGCATCAATATAACTTAGAATTGCTTTTCTATTTTGAGGTTGGGTATAATGTAAGTTGACACCGTAGAATGCAGGACCTTGCACTGCAACAACGTAACATAGAGGATTTCTATCGTAGAAAGGCAACGTTTCTCTATATTTCGCAGTGTATTGAAAAATCATTATACTACCTGGTCTAGGACTACCCACCTCATCAGATAGTGGAAAAATGTTTTTATATTCCAAGTTCTTTCTCCGTTAGTATTTGAAATTTCCACTTGCGATCCTTGCAAAAGTCCTCTGCTGCTGCCCACTTTGCCTGATTTGTAGCATACGTGAATACCTCTGACACATATTTCTTAGTTCTTCTCTTCTGCATCTTAGGTTCTTTCACTTGCTTTGCAGGTTTGATTTCTATTACTTTTTCTTGATAATTACCCTTAACATCCTTGTATTTTACATAAAAGTCAGGAAAATACCTATGTATTCTATTATCTACAGGTGATCTATATGGTATGACTATTTCTTCTGATGACCACTTGACTATACTTTTATTTGTATCACAATATTGCATGAATTTTAACTCCCACGAAGACCTGTAGATGACTTCTCTGAAATCACCTTTATACTTTTTATGGTTTTTTGGTCTAAACTTACCTTTATATGACATACATAGTATGTAACATTCTATATTTAGATGGCACAGAGGTCAGAAGCATTAAGATCAGGTAGATTTTATTTGCCCACAACAGAATTAGCATATACATCAGGAAAAATTGGAAATATAACACCTGCATTCAATAACACCTACGATGTAAGTATAAACTTCAATAAAGCTCAAGGAGGATTGAAGTCGTTCATTGATGGTCACGGATTTTATGATCAAAATGATGCAGGTTCTCAACTTGCATTATTTTGCTCCGAAGCAGTATTACCTGGCTCAGACATGCAAGTAGCACAGGTTGATGGACTTAGACAGGGTATATCTACAAAATATGCTACATTTAGAAGATTCCCAGATGTTTTATTGACATATTATTTACAGACAGATTACTATACTAATGATGTATTCAATGCATGGATGGAATACATGTCTCCATCAAGCAGTAGAGAGGAACTTTCACATAGAAGGATGAAATATCCTCAGACTTACAAGTGTGACATGGAAATTACAGCGTTCAGTAAAGCAATAAAAGATACTTTCTCAAAAATGAATCAAACAAGCAGATTTAATAATATATTACCAAGTAGTATTACATACAAATTGAGAAACGTATTCCCTAGTAGTATTGTTGCTGCACCTTTGGCATATGGAAGAGCAGAATTGATCAAAACAACAATAACATTCAAATATGATGAATACTTTATTGACAGAACATCTAGAGTAGGTGGCACACTTGCAGAGTCAATTGAATCTGATCGCATTGTACCACGTATAAGCGTATCTCAAGGAGACTCAGGCAGCACTAATGATAATATTGTATCTACTGCATCTGATGCTGCGGTAGAGGGTGGTTATACTATTAGTAAGAAAAATCTCAAGACCACAGGACAGTTGGTAAGAGCAGACAATGCACAATATGGGGATACTTTTCCACCAGGTTCATTTTAATCACCTATATAATTTACTGAATAATATATTATCATGCCCTTACCAAAGGTCGTTGCACCTACATTTGAATTGCAACTTATATCAACAGGTAAAAAAGTAAAATACAGACCCTTTCTTGTAAAGGAGGAAAAAGTTTTACTTATAGCACTTGAGAATGGTTCTGATGCAGATATCAGTGCCACACTCAAAAGTGTGCTCAAATCATGTATACTCACTCGTGGAGTAGATGTTGAGAAACTACCTAGTTTTGAATTAGAGTACTTATTTCTGAATATAAGAGGTAAGTCAATAGGAGAATCTGTTGAATTACTCGTGACATGTCAAGATGATAAGGAAACAAAAGTTCCCTTGAAAATTAATATGTCAGAGATAAAACTTGAAGTGCCTGAAGGTCACACCGATATGATAAAACTTGGTGGTGATGTTAATATAAAAATGAAATATCCATCAATGCAACAATTTTTGGATAATAATTTTGTTGGATCAGGTGATGGTGCAGATAGAATTGATAAAGCATTTGATGCAGTTGTCAGTTGTATCGACACAATATTCACCACAGATGAAGCATGGAGTGCAGAGGATTGCACCAAAAAAGAACTTCTCAAATTTATTGAACAATTGAATTCTAAACAATTTTCATTGATAGAGAACTTTTTTGCAACAATGCCTAGTTTGCAATACAAGGGTACAGTTCACAACCCAAAAACTAAAAAAGATTCTGAAGTCCTAATTGAGGGATTATCAAATTTTTTCGCATAATGCTATATCATACCAGTATTGATGCAATGTTAGAGACAAATTTTTCTCTTATGCAGCATCATAAGTGGTCACTAAGTGAAGTTGAAGGTATGATACCTTGGGAAAAAGAAGTGTATGTAAACTATCTTGTGAAATATCTTGAGAAACAAAAGTTAGAAGCACAACAAGCAGCAGCAGCAGATGCAAACACCTGGTAGTCTAAATCAACCTCAAACTCCTATGATTCCTATGGAACGTAGGATGGATTTAGCGTATGATAGATTATTATCAAGGGCAACGGAAGAAGCACAAAATATTGAAAGACCGCAAGTAAGAACTCTTGGTCGTATCATCAACCAATTAGAGTCGATGAACCTTACGATGAGAAGTATAAGAGAACAAATAAGAGAAGATGTTAGGGCAAAAAGAAAATATTATAGAGAAGAAGCAAAAATATTAAAAAAAGATTCTGATAATTTTAAGGGTGTCCAAAAAAATGTGCTTGATAGTCTAAGGGGTAAAGGTGCTGCCATAGTAAGTGGCGTAGGTGCTATTCAAGCATCTCAAGGTAATCTGGGAGGTGCTGCAGAGAGTTTTGGTATGGCAGGTTTATTGATGGCACCAGAGATTATTGAGTTTCTAACTGGATCAGTTGTAAATGCTCTTGCAGTCAAAGGTCTTATAGGTAACAGAGGAGTTGGAGCAACTAATATCACGAGAGGTGTAGGTGGAGCATCAAAACTAAAAAACCCATTATTAATAACTGCTGCACTTGCTGCTAGTTTGTTGATACCATCACTTGCACAAGCAGGTCAATCTGGTGACAAGAGAAGACAAGAATTAGCAACTAAAGTCATAAGTGGTGAACAAACAATCAATAAACCAGACGTAACAAGATTTAGAAGTCAATTAAACAGGTTTGAAAGTATCTTATCAAGAATATCTTTTGATGGGAAGAAAACAAAAGAGGATACTGCATCTATAGAAGGACTGGAGAAAATAGATGAAAAACAAAAGAAAGAAGAGGGTAAAAACAAATTATTTGGAATAGATATAAAACGGGGTGGTATAGCAGGTATTATTAATAGATTCTTCAATAAAAATTCTATTGAAGAACCTCCTACAGAAGATGAGAAAACAGAGAAAGAAAAAAATATTTCTTTTATTGAGGGCAATACAAACCTTGATTTAGCATCCAATATAGAGGGGGACATTATTGAAGGTGATAATATTGATGACTCTACAAAAATATCATTAGTTCAAAATTTGTCTGAAAATACTATATTCAATGATCAAGTCTCTAATATATTTGAATCTAATGAAGAATTGGCAACAGATTTACTACCTAATCTTGATATTGCTCAGATGGGTAGTCAAATCAGTAGTGAAATAACTAATAATGTTATTGATTTACCATCTAATCAACAGAGTAAAGTGCCATCAGGTTTTGTTGGTCAGTCAGTAACACCTGCATCTATATTTGTAAACACAGCATTTAAGACAAGTGGTGGTATCATTGACAAGTTTGAGGCAGCTTCGTCACTTAGAAGTTATGGTGCCTTCTCATGATAGAAAGATCACTTGCTATTGTATCGAATAAAACTAGAAGAGGTAGTCTAGCACTTAGAAATGATCTTAGAAATAGTTTCAGAGTAGAGAGAGCACTTGAAAAAAGATCACTTGCAATTAAAAGTAGACTTTTAGTAGATAGAGATCGTACACTAAAAGCGTTATCGTTACGCAGTAAGCAACAAGAAAAAGATAAAAAAGAAGGCGTTGGCGGTACATTAGGTGTACTTGGTGGTGGTGCACTTGCTAGAAGATTTTTTGGTCGTGGAAGAGGTGGATTGGGAGCAGGGTTACCTAAAACACCAAAAATACCAACAAGCGGTGCATCTTTATCTAGAGTCTCTAGAGTTGGTAGACTAGGTAAATTTAGTAAAATAGGACCTCTTGCTATTTTAGGCACTGGACTAGATTTTGCAGGTAGAAGAGCAGAAGGACAAACTAATTTGCAAGCAGGGGTAGGTGCAGCAGGTGGATTAGGTGGTGCACTTGCAGGTGCTAAGTATGGTGCAATACTTGGTACTGCGATAGGAGGACCTGTAGGAACCGTAGTTGGTGGTATTGGTGGTAGTATAATTGGAGGTTTAGCAGGTGGTAGATTAGCAGATTTCTTTTCTGGTGCTGATAGGAGAAGAAAGTTTGAGGAACGAAGAGTAGAAATATCGACTCAGAAAACATTGTTTTCAAGTGCTCTTGATGATTTAGACAGGGTATTAGAAAAATTAGAGTCAACTCCATTCTTTATGGCAAAAAAAGATGAGGATGATGAAGGTCCTGAAAGAAGATTTCCATTTGGAACATTTTTTCCTAAACCTAAACCTGATACACCATTTCTTCAACAACCTCTAGTACAAAATATAGGATACACCGCAGCAGCAGCAGGTCTATTATTTTTGACAGCTATAGCAATAGGGTCAACTCCAGGCACCCCTGAAGATATTGCTCTTATCGCTGCTTTAAAAACAGCAGTTGCGAAAAGTCCATTTTTAATGAGATTGGGTAAAACTTTGAGGTTTGCACCCACTCAAAAACCTGTTGAGACCTTGATACCAGGTAAACAGATACCTGGTATATCTCCAAAAGGTCTTGAACTAAGAGGAAATCAAATTCTAAGAGATCTTGGAACTTTTGTAAAAAAACAATCACCTAAAATTACAAAGGGAAGAACTAAGATCAGAAATAAAAAAATTCTAAGAGGTCAAGATAAAGTTACATACTCAGATAAAATTGATCTACAAAAATTAATAGAAATTTCAAAAAAAGCAAATGAAAAACAAATAAAAATAATCAAGAAATATATTAAGAACAGACAAAAAAATATAAACCCAAAGAAGAAAAATATTCAGAAACAATTGAATTTGTTTAGAATACCAAGAAATACTTCTAGTACTGGTGGTGGCACTCCCACAGCGTCATTAGAGAACGAGGAAAATAACAACATAGCACTTGCACCAACAAACAATATTTTTATAATGCAACAGGGTGATAACAATAATCAATCAGCACCTCAAACACAAGGTGGCGATTCGACTATTTTTATTGGAGGCACAGATGATCCTTTCTCTGCTACGCTAAATATGGCTCAGATGGAAATTTTACAGACAGCATGAATAGAAATGTCTTATGGACAAAAGGACATAAGGTAAAATCCTTTGAAGTTTTTACTGACAAGGGAGGAGAGTCTGTGGATATGCTTGGTCAAATTGGTTTTATAAAGTATTTTGAGGATGTGATAGATCCCTCATTACATGTTAATATTACTATATTTGATACCAATGGACTTATAAACAAACTACCAATAAGAAGTGGATCTATTGTCAAAATAGAATTGACACATCCAAGTCAAGAAGATCCATTACAAATGAGTTTAGTGATAACTAATATTTCAAATCATATTATAGACAACAAAAGAGAAATTTATACTCTTACTTGTGAAACAAAAGGTGCTCTATCCAATCATACTAATCGAGTATGGACAAAATTTACTGGACCTATAGCAGAGAGTGTGAGTAAGATATTAAAGGAAAAAATAGAGGTAGGGATATCAACAGTGATGTCAGACCCTACATCGAATGAATTAGAGTTTTTTGGTAATTATAGAAGACCTTTCAAAGTTATATCTGATCTATGTCGTAAAGCAATACCATCTACATCAGGATCAAGTAAGATAGGAGAAGGGGGCACAGCAGGTTATTTGTTTTTTGAGACAATGGATGGATATAATTTTAGAAGTATTGATAAAATATTCAAAGATGATGAGGTAGTCGAGACATATGAGATGACACCTTTCAAAGAGGCACTAGATGTTTCAAATAATTTTAAATTAGCAAGTAGTCCGTCAATGAAAGAGAGTCATGATATAATAAAAAAACTAAGATCTGGTGCTTTCAGTAGTTCTAATTGGTACTATGATGTACTCAAAAGGAAAGTTATCTTTCATAATTTCAAATTCAATGAAAATATTGAACTTGCTAATGACGAAGAAGTTGTTCCAACTGATTACAAAGAACCTTACTCAAGAATTATTTTATCAACTCTTGACCAAGGAACCACAACTCCTAATTCTAAGGGTTTAGATACTAACACACCTCAAAGACAAGCAGAATTTCAAGCACAGGCATCGGCAAGATATGCTGCTATGTTTTCACAGATCTTAGATATTACAGTACCCATGAATCTATCATTGAGAGCAGGGAATGTTATTGATGTCAAATTTCCTGATCTAAATACTGGTAAACCTGAGGAAAAAAATTCTCCTGAGAGTGGCAAGTATATGATTGCTAAATTATCTCATGAGTTTGGAAATCCATCGGGTGATTTCACAGGATTATCTCTTGTGAGAGATTCATTTACCATCAACGAGTAACATGAAAACTATCGAAGACCACATCGCTAAAGACAAGGAAGTCTCTGAAGATCCAAGTGCATCTCCAGCAGCAAGAAGACATGCAACAGATGAATTGCATGAACTTGAGGAATATGCAGAGCATCATAAAGAGGAGATCGCAGCAGGTGATCACCATGATCCAAATGTTTTAGAGGTATTCTGTGATTTACATCCAGATGAACCTGAGTGTCTAATTTATGATGACTAATGCTTGAATCACGTCATGCTAATATTGAATTCCTTGGGAAGGATGGATTTCAGTGGTTTATTGCACAAGTAGCCCCTGACAAAGTTTGGCGTTCAGAAAATAATCAGAACTTAGATAATGGATTCAGAGCAAAGATAAGAATACTTGGATATCATCCTGGCGAAAATACTGAGGAGGGTGGTATATCTGACGAAGATTTACCTTGGGCACATGTTTTAGTCTCACCTCAGTTTGGAGCAGGTAACTTCAATGGAGGAACATCATTCGGACTACAGGGTGGTGAGATGGTTGTTGGGTTTTTCCTTGATGGAGAGGAGGCACAACAACCTGTTGTATTTGGGGCGTTCTATGCCAACTATAATATAGAAGATGTAGAGGATTTTAAAAAAGTAATAGATGAAGGCACATCAGGGTTCAAACCAATAGGTATAGATGAGTCTGTAAAATATGGTAAACACACTACAATTGAAGGTCAGAAAAAACAGATAAAATCTGGTGTGGTTGTCAATAGTAACTCGCAGATCATAGATTCTAAAAAAAAGAAAGCAGGTACGATAGAAAAGGTTTATGATAATAAGACTTATAAAACTAAGGTGCCAGTGGTGTGTGACACGCCAAAGAGCAATACTGGTGATATAACAAAGTCATTGCAAGATTTTATTGATAAAATTAATAAATTTGAAAAATTTCAAGACGGATATATTGACCCAGTATTGAATAGAATTGTCAATTTAGATAAAGAAATAAACAAAGTATCGGAAGAAATTTCAGGTGCAATGTCTGGTATTGTGAGAAAGGCAAGAAACAAATTATTTGAAGAAATAAATGATGGAGTAGACGATATGATTGATTTTCTTGACCCCGATAAACTCATCAAGGATCTTGAGATAAAGAAGAAAAAGGATGATATATACTGTCTCATTGAGAATGTTTTGAATGGGCTGAAGGATTTTGTAGGTGATTTTATAAAATCATTATTAGGAAATATATTGAACGTTCCTCTTTGTGCTGCTGAACAATTTATCAGTGGTTTGATGTCTAATTTGACAGATAAAATTCAAAGTGCCATAGGTCCTGCTATATCTTCTATAAGTCAATTGACAGGAAAAGCCATGACCTCATTCTCAGCGATGATGACAAAAGCATTGGAGATGGCACAAACTGCTCTTGCGTTATTTGAGTGTGAAGGAAACACATGTGAAACAGATCCAGCAGATTTCATCACCAATGAAGGTCCTGATCCTAAAAAAGTATTGGAATTCAATAATTTACTCGATAAGTTTACTACACTTAGTGGTAGTGGTTTGACAGGAGCATTAGATACGTTGGTGAGTAATGCATTTCCACAATTCAGTATCGGTGATAATGTAGGTGATTTCTCAGGTTCAAATCCATTAGAGGGTTTAGTTGGTGGTTGTAATGTATCAAGTAAAACTTGTGGACCTCCTAGGATAGAAATATTTGGTGGTGGTGGTGTTGGTGCTGCTGCTGATGCAGTTATAAATTCGATAGGTGAAGTTGTAGGTGCTAATATGACTAATTTTGGTATTGGATATACTAAACCACCTTATGTGACAATTTTTGATGATTGTAATAATGGTAAGGGTGCCACAGCTAAACCAGTGGTGGAGGATGGAAGAATAGTCAATCTTATAGTAACAAACTCTGGTGGCGGATACCTCACACCAGATAGTATATCAGATACAGAGGGTGTTGATGTTATAGGTCAGGTAGAGGGTGTTGATATAGTATCCACAGGAATAGGATATGAAGAAGGAGACCTTATTTGTAGTGAAAGTGGGCAATGTTTGACACCTGTGATAGAAGATGGTAGAATAGTTGGAGCGAGTGGTAAAATAGATCTAGGTCTTGTAAAAGTGCCAGAATTGACAGTTGAATCAAATACTGGAATTGGTGCTGATATAAGAGCTATAACTAGATTTGTCAAGAGAGATGATTACAAAGATCCTATTGTACCAGAAACAGAACTCATACGAGTTATAAGTTGCCCTAGATTCTACTAATGTCAGATAAACCAAAGTTCCCACCAATTATCATACAACACCCTGAGTGTGGTCACATCACAATGGGTGATGAGAAAGACAATGATGTACAAAGACCAAGGGATCTTGGTTTATATGGTGGTCAGGCAAATTGTCTAAGATTATTCAAGGATGGTGGTTTTGAATTACGATCAAGTGATGATGATAGTGAACAGGAGACAAAAGGTTCATTGATTTATCAGGCGTGTAAAGAAGGTAGACTTGTTATAAAATCTGAGGGTGATTTGAATATTGATGTGGCAGGTGAATTTACTGTCAGTGCTAATAAAATCAAGATGGAAGCATTGAATGCGAGTGAAGATGGCATCAATCTCAAGTCTAAACATGACATTCGTATAGACGCAG